CGATAGATTAATTGTTCACTTACGTGCAGGCATCGTGGCTGCTGACCAAGCAGAAGAACCAGCTATTGGTAATTTCTTGCAAGACTTATTAGATCAACATCAAAAACATGCATGGATGTTGAGAAGTTTTATTAAATAATGATTGAGGCAGGTGGTTATCTCGGCAACGCAAACCTAAAACGAACTGGTGTAGAATTACCTTACACCGAAGAGCAGATTACCGAGATTATAAAATGTACTGAAGATCCGGTTTACTTCATTAAAACATACGTTAAAATTGTTAACGTTGACCATGGCCTTGTGCCATTTAATATGTGGCCTTTCCAAGAGGAAATGGTTACAAAATTTCACAATAATCGTTTCTGTATTGCAAAGATGCCTCGACAGGTTGGTAAAACAACCACGACAGTTGGTTTTATGCTTTGGTCAGTTCTGTTTCAAGATGATTACAGTATCGCCATTCTTGCTAACAAAGGTTCTCTTGCTCGTGAAATTCTAGGTCGTATTCAATACGCATATGAATATTTGCCTTTGTGGTTGCAACAAGGTATCATTACTTGGAACAAAGGTAATATTGAATTAGAAAACAAATCAAAAATTAGTGCCTTTGCAACATCAGCATCTGGTGTTCGTGGTGGTTCTTACAACTTAATTTTTCTTGATGAGTTCGCTTTCGTTCCAAAAAATATGGCAGACGAATTCTTCACATCAACATACCCCGTTATATCTTCAGGTAAAACTACCAAAGTTATTATTGTTTCTACACCATATGGTCTGAATCACTTCTATAAGATGTGGGTGGATGCAACGGAGGGTCGTTCCACATACAAACCACTTGAGGTGCATTGGTCACAAGTACCAGGCCGTGATGCTGCGTGGAAAGAAGAAACAATACGCAACACATCAGAAGAACAGTTCCGACAAGAGTTCGAAACAGAATTTATTGGTTCATCAGCCACATTGATCTCTGGTTCTAAGTTAAGATCATTGGCGTTTTTTGATCCACTGAAACAAGAAGATTGTTTAGATGTATATGAAAACCCAATACCGGGACACCTATACATTGGTTGTGTGGATTGTTCTGAAGGTGTTGAACAAGATTACTCAACGATTAATGTACTTGATGTATCTCAAGTTCCATACAAACAGGTTGCAAAATACCGAAATAATAAACTACCATTGTTATTCTTACCTACAGTTGTTTATGCTTTATGTAAAAGATACAACACTGCCTACGCATTGATTGAAACTAATAACGTTGGCCAACAGGTCGTAGACATTCTTCACTATGATTTGGAATATGAGAACATATATAAGCTAGAACACCACCACATTAAAGGACAATCGATTTCAGGTGGTTTCAAACGATCTACATCATTTGGTATCAAGACCACAAAATCAGTCAAAAAGATTGGTTGTGCAAACTTGAAAACCTTAATTGAAAACGACAAGTTAATTATCAATGACTTTGATACAATTGCCGAACTCAATACTTTTGTGCGAGTTCGGGACAGTTATCAGGCAGAAGAAGGCAACAACGATGACTTGGTCATGGGTTTGGTTTTATTTGCTTGGTTGACCGCTCAAAGTTATTTTAAAGAAGATACCAATATTGACATACGTAAAATGATGTTGGAAGAACAAAACATGTTAGGTGACGAAGATTTGGCACCAGTAGGTATCATTGATGATGGTAGACCAGAACCAGTAATTGATTCTGGTGGAACAGTGTGGCAAGATGATGTTAGAAATAGAGGTTATATATCCTCAAATTTTTAAAAACATAAATACAACATACATTAAAAAAATAATTCAGCCCTTAAAAGGAGATTAAACCATGGCTTTTCAATTATCACCAGGCGTGAATGTTTCGGAAGTTGACCTTACAACTGTTGTGCCTTCAGCAGCAACAACTATTGGCGGTTTTGCAGGAAATTTTAACTGGGGACCAGTGAATGAAATCGTCACAATTAGTAATGAAGTCCAATTAGTAGAAAGATTCGGTAAACCAGACAGCAACACAGCAACATCATTCTTCACCGCATCAAACTTTTTACAGTATGGTTCAGATTTGAGAGTTATTCGCTCAGTAGGTGCTACAGCGAATAATGCAACAAACTCTGGAACACCAGTAAGAGTTCTTAACGAAACAGTTTACGAACAAAGCTTTGCATCAGGAAGCAATTCAATTGTATGGGCAGCAAAGTATCCAGGTTCTCTAGGTAATGCAATTCGTGTTTCGTTGGCTGACGCTAACGTTGCCACAGGTTGGACATACTCTGGTGAATTTAGTACAACACCTTCCACATCCAGATACGCTACAAGAGCAGCAACATCCAATGATGAAATTCATATCGTAGTCGTTGACTTGACAGGTGCAATTACAGGTACCGCAAACACTATTGTTGAAAAATTTGGTTTTCTTTCTAAAGCAGGCGATGCTAAGAATTCAGACGGTTCTTCAAATTTTTACAAAGACGTTATTAACAGTCAATCAAAATACATCTGGTGGATGGGTCATCCATCAACCGGTGCAAATTGGGGTCAAACGGCCATTCAAGTAGCAAATACTGGTGGTGGTTATGCTGGCCTTGCAGTAAACAACTTTGACTTGTCAGCAGGTAAAGATACTGCACCAACTTCAGGCAACAGAAACACATCTTACGATTTGTTTAATAATGTTGATGCAGTCGATGTTTCTTTATTGATGGCTGGTGAAACTACAGATGACGTAGTGCCTGACCAACTAATTTCTATTGCTGAATCACGCAAAGATTGTATGGTGTTTATTTCTCCACCGTTAAGTTCTGTGTTGAATAACTCAGGTTTAGAAACAACAACTATTAGAACTTATCGTGACACTATCACATCTTCTTCATACGCAGTTATGGATTCTGGATGGAAATATCAATACGACAAATACAATGACATTTATCGTTGGTTGCCATTGAACGGTGATATTGCCGGTCTATTGGTTAGAACTGACGTTGACCGTGACCCATGGTTCTCACCAGCTGGTTTGAACAGAGGTCAAATTAAGAATGTTGTTAAGTTGGCATGGAATCCAACTAAAGCCGATAGAGATGGATTGTACAATTCAGGTATTAATCCTGTCGTAACCTTCCCAGGTGAAGGCACTGTGTTATTCGGTGATAAGACTTTATTGAACAGACCAGAAGCAATGGACAGAATTAATGTACGTAGATTGTTTATTGTACTAGAGAAAACAGTTGCTCGTGCTTCTCGTTCATCGTTATTTGAATTTAACGATGAGTTTACACGCGCTCAGTTTGTTAACTTGGTTGAACCGTATTTGCGTGAAATCCAAGGCCGCCGCGGCATCTATGACTTCCGTGTTGTTTGTGATACTACAAATAACACACCAGAGGTCATTGATCGTAATGAATTCGTTGGTGACATTTATGTTAAACCAGCTAGGTCCATCAACTTTATCCAACTAAACTTTGTTGCAGTGCGTACTGGTGTCGCATTCAATGAAATCGTTGGACGATTCTAATAAATAGAGAGATAGGAGAAAATTAAATGGCATTTAATATTAACGAATTCCGCTCTCAAATGCAGGGTGATGGTGCAAGACCAAACCTCTTTGAGGTAACCATGCCTTTTCCGGCATTTGCTTTACCTGGTAATGCACAAACGAAATTATCATTCATGTGTAAAACCGCACAACTTCCAGGTTCCACTATTGGTACTGTGCCTGTTCAATACTTTGGCCGTGAGCTGAAGTTTGCAGGCAACAGAACCTTTACTGACTGGACAATTTCAATCATCAATGATGAAGATTTTGTGGTGCGTAATGCATTTGAAAGATGGATGAATGGCTTGAACAGTCATAGTCTAAACGTTCGTAACCCATTGGCACAAACTCCAGGCAGTTATACTGTTGACGGAGAAGTTAAACAATTCGCCAAGAACGGTGAAACATTGAAGAAGTATAAGTTTATTGGTTTATTTCCAACAGACGTTTCTCCAATTGATGTTGACTGGGGTTCTAACGATTCAATTGAAGAATTCACGGTGTCTCTATCATATCAATGGTGGGAATCCGTAGAAGATAACGTGGTTTGATGAAGGAGGAGCTTAGGCTCTTCTTTCTTAATATAGGATTATTATACAGTGGCAATTAAATTATTTGGTTTTACCTTTGGTGATAAAGAAGTCGTTCAGGTTCAAAACCCGAGCGAAGCTTCTTTTGCTCTACCGACAAGTGCAATAGACGATGGTGCAGTTACTATTACAGGTAACGCACACTATGGTACATATGTTGATTTAGAGGGTTCAATTCGTAATGAGTTAGAACTAATTACACGTTATCGTGAAATGTCTAATCATCCTGAGCTTGAAATGGCTATTGACGAAATTGTCAATGAAGCTATTACTCGTTCAGAAGAAGGTAAGATTCTCGATATCGTTATGGATAATTTGAAACAACCAGAATCAATTAAGAAAAAGATTCGTGAAGAATTTAACAACGTTATGCGTATGTTGAACTTTGCGAATCTTGCCGATGATTTATTCAAACGATGGTACATTGATGGTAGAATTTACTATCATGTTGTCGTTAACGAAAAGAATCCAAAAGAAGGCATTAAAGAGTTACGGTACATTGACCCACGTAAAATTCGTAAGGTTCGAGAAGTACAAAAAGACCGTGACCCGAAAACTGGCGCATCGGTTATTAAATCTATTGCTGAGTACTATGTCTACAATGACCGTGGTACCACAACGCAAACATATACTGCCCAAGTTAATCAGGGATTGAGAATTGCTTCTGATGCAGTTATCAACATCAACTCTGGTTTGATGGATGCAAAGAATACATTTGTTATTTCGTATATACACAAAGCAATCAAACCGCTGAATCAGTTGCGGATGATTGAAGATGCGGTAGTTATCTATCGTTTGTCTAGAGCACCAGAACGCCGCATTTTCTATATTGACGTTGGTAACTTACCAAAAGGTAAGGCTGAACAATACTTGCGTGACGTTATGGTTAAGTATCGCAACAAGATGGTTTACGATGCCACGACTGGTGAACTCCGTGATGACCGCAAACACATGTCGATGTTGGAAGACTTTTGGTTACCTCGCCGTGAGGGTGGTAAAGGTACAGAGATTACGACATTGCCAGCTGGTCAGAACCTTGGTGAGTTAGAAGACGTTAAGTATTTCAGAAACAAACTACTGAATGCTTTGAATGTTCCAATCGCACGATTAGAACCACAACAATCTGGTGGTATGATTGGCATTGGCAGAAGCACTGAAGTAACACGTGATGAAGCCAAGTTTGCTAAGTTTGTACAGAGACTGCGTAACAAGTTTACTCACATCTTTGATGAAGCTCTGAGTGTACAATTAACACTCAAAGGTATTTGTACCCGTGAAGAATGGGAAGAATTCAAAGAAGACATTTATTACGACTTCCAAAAAGATAATAATTTTGTTGAGTTGCGTGATGCAGAGTTGTTGCGTGAAAGAATTAATTTGTTAACTATAGTTGATCCATTTGTTGGCCGTTATTATTCTTCTGATTGGGTCAAACGACACATACTGCAATTGACTAAAGAACAAATTGAAGAGATGCAAAACGAGATTAAAAAAGAAGACGCTGATGGTAGTGGAGGTTCAGTACTACAACAAGGCGGAGAACCACCAGTATCACCAGAAGAATACCCACCAGTTGATAATACAGCTGACCAGGATGCAACAGAATCTATGACACCAATGTTGGATGCCGAAGTAGATAAATACTCATCGAGTAAGATAAATAAGAAATAATGGAGAATAATTATGGATATTAAAGACTTTATTAATGCTTCAATTGACGGTAATGCCGTTGAAGCACAACAAGCATTGAGTGATGTGATATCAGCGCGTGCTATGGAAGCATTGGCTACTCGCAAAACCGAGATTGCACAGAATTTGTATAACGGCAAAGAAACAGAAACAGCTGAGACACAAGAAGAAGCATGAAATCGTTACAAGAATTAAGAAGCATTGTTGAAGAAGAGAAGAAGGACTATTCAAAGTTCGATGCTCTTGTACGTGCTGGTTTAGGTAACAAAGCACAGATTCAACGTTTGCACAATATTCTTGACAAGATGGGTGAAGATAAACCTAATTTCAATAACGCAGATAAAGAAATCATACGCAACATCTTCAACAAGATGGTTGATTTGATTACTAGTAATCCAAGTATCAATCGTCAAGCTCGCCGTGCGGTATCAGAAGAACTTGAAGAAAGTTTAATTGACACTTCCGATTTTAAAGTTGGACCATCAGGTAAAAAAGTTAGAGCGCATCGTATTGCAATTCAATCGGGTACTGAAAAAGTAAAAGATCAAGTAACTGAAGCGAGTGAAGACAATGTAGTTCCTCCGTCGGATCCTCCATTTGTTCTATTGTTGAAACGCAGGGCAGTTAGATTATTCCCTGATGGTACTAAAGTTGCTTTGTATTATAACGATAAACTTAAAAAAGTATTCTCAGTACCATTTAATTCTCAGTACATGGGTTATAACTCCATGGCACCAGTCATTCAAGCTGAGTCTACCGAACAAGGTGGTGAAATGATTGAAGAATCGGTTATGGATACTTTACAAAAGATTGTTTCCAATAAATCGGCACAAAAAGTTAAGTTTGCTTCTGGTGAAACAAGAACGGTCGACCACTATACAGCATCAGCACTCACACAAGTACATGGTGCTTTGAGTAATGATAATAAGAAAAAGTTTGCAGATATGGTGCATAAGTCACCTGGTCATTTTACTAAGGCCGCAGATTTTGCTTTCAGTAAATCAAAATGACATTTATTGAAAGTTTAATAAATAACAAGTTAATCGAAGCAAAAGAAAAACTATTTGCTAGGTTAAATGAAGTTGCCTCTGAGAAGTTAACAGAGACAAAAGGTCATATTGCTCATATCGTATATGAAGAAGTAGAAGAATTAGATGAAGGCAACATTATTAAAACTGGTAGGATTCAAAAAATAAGAAGACGTATCAGAAGAAATAAACAAGGCCGAATTGTTCTCCAACGTAATGTACGTAGGTCAGCAATCAAAGGATTTAGAATATCTGGCAATACGGTAAAAAGAATACCTGCAGCACAAAGACTGCATAAGTCCAGAATGTTAAAAAGATATTGGAAAACTAAAGGTCGCTCAAAGATGAATAGAGTCTTATTAAAAAGAAAAATGTCTATGCGCCGCCGCAAATCAATGGGAATAAAATAATATGGCATTCGAAATTATTAACACAAAAAGATCCCGCTCGATCATCAGAGTTACTGGTAACACAGCAACAAACATTGCTTTGTCTTCACTTGCAACAGACGCAAATGAAGTTATCACTGGTGCATCGATTGCACACATTATTACCTCAACTGATGGGTGGATTCGCATCTATCGTGGTGATAGTGTTGATGCAAATTTAATTGTCGCGCTGTACCAGTCAAATGACTTGCCACTAACACAGTATGACATTTCATTGGCTAATACACCAGCTGCTAACTTGCACATCACTAATAGTGGTACTGATGGCACTGTAATTCTATCAGTCACTAAATCTGCAACTTATGCAACACCATTAGTAGGTATCTAAAATGAAACTAATTACCGAAAGAATTGAAAGCGTAAAGTATCTCACTGAAGCAACAGAAAAAGGTAAAAAGAACCTCTATATTGAAGGTACTTTTCTTGTTGCTGAAAAAGTTAATCGTAACAACCGCATGTATAAGATGGATACACT